ATAATGGAGATAGTATAATCGTAGAAAAAGTATAAATTATGCCCATAAGATATTATCCTACATTTAGAGTTAAAACGAATCAAATTACACGAGGTAAAGAATTTTCCATTAATGGAAAGCCTTATGTTGGGCTTTATTATTCTACTTACGATGGTAAATTTTTTACAGGACCTAATCCTAATTTAGGACCTAATGAAGAGTTAAGTAAAATATCTTCTTATAATAATTCAAATCAAGGATTACAGATTTTACAAAATTCACAAGGAAGTACAAAATTTGTTACTGGATTATCGGCGATTACTGATAACGCAAATAATGTACAAAAAAACATTATTTCATTTTTTCCAAGACCAATTCAAAGCGATTATGATTTGGGTTATATAGATAGATTTTTTGTTAAGCAACAAAATAATAGCGGATATATAACAGAAATATCTAATTTGCAATACACAGAAATAGTTAATGGCGCAGTTGGATATAATGTATCTTTATTACAAACTTTAAATATAAGATGGAAATTAACAGGACCATTAAATTCAAAGAGACTAAGTCAATATGATGTTAGAGCAGGTATAATAGATACGAATAAAAGATTGGTAGAACAAGCTAATCCAAATTTTTTCGGTATAACAGAATTTATAGGTGGAAATTACTCTAAATTCGCTAAACCTACTGAATAGATATATTTCTAACTATCATTATGATAGCTTATATTTGAATTCAATAAAGGTTATATGGCATGTATTTCATAGTAGAAACTATAGAACAATTTCAAAAAATGAGCCCAGTGGACGAATGTTTCGTTCACATAATTACGGGCAATGATAAATTCCACCCGAAATTATCGTATCCAAGTCTATTATATTATAATGATGGCAGTAAAGGATATATATTTCCATTAAAACATTCAGAAGCTTTTTCTCTTGATTTTAAATTAGTAGAAGATTTTTTATCTAAACATAAAATGATTTATCTTATAGATAAAAAATATCATTCTTATTATTTAAATTTAACTAATACAGTAGATATTAATTTTATATATATTGATCAAACAAATAATTATGAAGCATTTGATTGTGAAACTTTATTGCAACATAATTATTATTCAAAATTTTCTAATCTATCTTATATAAATGAGATTATTCCAATTTCAAAGCACTATGAAAAATGTCAATGTCTTTATGATATTGTAAAAATTTATTTCGGCTTAGAAGCTGATACGCACTTTCAAGATAGATTAGTATCTGCTTATAAAAAAGTTGAGCAAAATTCAATTAAAATAGATAAAGAAAAATTTTCTTTAAAATATGAAATAATTAATCCATTATTTTCAAAATATAAAGAAACAATCTATTCTTATTATAATTTATATAATTTAACTGGGCGTCCTACAAATTCTTTTAATGGAATTAATTTCTTAGCAATACCAAAAGAAAAGGAATTTAGAGAGTGTTTTATTCCAAAAAATAGTTATTTAGTAGAATTCGATTTTGATGCTTATCATTTAAGATTAATAGGAAAATTAATTGGTTATGAGTGGCATCAAGAATCCATACATACATTTTTAGGAAAGTTATATTTTAATAAAGAAGAATTAACAGATGAAGAATATTCTGAATCAAAAACTATAACTTTTAAACAGCTATACGGTGGAGTTAATAAAAAATATAAGCATATTGAATTTTTTGCTAAAATAGATGCTTATATAGAAGATTTATGGGAAAATTACAAAAGACAGAGAGCCATATCTTTACCCACAGGAAGAATTCTAAAATACAATTCAGAAATGAATAAGCTTAAGCTATTTAACTACGTTATTCAAAACCAGGAGACTCTGGCCAACGTATCTAAAATAGAGCGTATAAACCAATACTTAGAAGAAAAGAAGCTAAGGACGAAGCTCGTATTGATCACCTATGATTCTTTTTTACTAGACTTTAGCGCTAATGATGGAAAAAAAACTTTACTAGCACTAAAAACTATTTTAGAAGAAGATGGCATGATCGTAAAACACAAACACGGATTGAATTATTCATTTTTAAACTAAACTTAATATTTATAAATAATGGTTATGCACGGATTTAAAGACATAGAACTAACCCAAGAACTGCTGATGAACAAACTATTTTGTAGTTTTGCTACGAAAGATAACTTAGATGATAGGTTACAAGAGATAAATAAACAGTACAAAATAATGTACGGAAAAATATTCGTTTTAGAATCACCTGATTCAGATGAATACATGTGTACTTATAATATAGAATTAGAAGGATCCACTGCTAAAATTTTAAGTAATACTATTTTATTACATAGAAAAAAAGAATCTAATACACTGTATACAATTAATGCTTTAAATACATTAATCAAATCTTTAAATGGTGGTATTTTAGATACCAAATACGTAATCTCTTGGAAAGATTATAAAAATTCAATTTTATTAACCCAAGGAGATGAATTAAGAAGACTAAATACTTCAATTTACAAAATAATAAATGTAGAACTCGAAAATTAGATTTTTTCTATATCCCAATTAGTTTATATTTAATCAAAATAATATATAGTTATGGACATTTCTGCTCTAAAGCAAAGACTTGCCACGCTTCAAAATCCAAGAGGCGGACAGTCATCAGGCCTAGCAAAAACGCTATGGTCACCTACAGTAGGTAAACACAATGTACGCATCGTTCCTTCGATGTACAGTAAATCAAACCCATTTAAAGAGTTATTATTTCATTATGGAATTGGTAACAAAAACACCATGATCTCTTTAAGCAATTTTGGAGAAAAAGATCCCATTGTTGAATTTTCTCAAGGCTTAAGAAAATCTTCTGTTAAAGAAGATTGGCAATTAGCTAAGAAATTAGAACCAAAAATGAGAATCTACGTTCCTGTAATTGTTAGAGGAGAAGAAGATAAAGGTGTACTTTTATGGGGATTTGGTAAGCAAGTTTACATGGATTTATTGGCTTTGATCGAAGATGAAGATGTAGGAGATTTTACAGATCCAGTTCAAGGTCGAGATATTATTATCGACGTGCAAGGAAAAGAAACTACTGGTTTATCTTACAATACATCTAGTGTACGTGTAAGAACAAAAATTAGCGCGTTATCTGATGATGCTGCAAAAGTTAAACAGTGGTTGACTACACAACCAGATCCAATGACGCAATTCAAAAAATACTCTTATGAAGAAATGAAGAGCGCATTGATGTCTCATTTAAATCCTGAAGAAGATCTTAAAGAAAACGTTGATTCGGTTGAAGTTAAGACTGAAACAGTCGGTGATTTACCTTGGGAAAAAGAGGAAACTCCAACTCCTAAATTTTCACTGAGCACGAAGAAAACGGACGTCGATGCAAAAATCGATGAATTATTTTCATTTTAATTACTAACCCTCCCTAAAAAGAGGGTTTTTTAAACACATTTAGTTATGGCAAAAGCTTTAAACAGCAAAATATCATCTGCGATCAAGTCAGAGTTTAATTTGGATAAATTTAAAAAAGCAAAGAATTTATCTTCAACTTCTGTAAAATTTAAGGAACCTACATGGATTCCATTATCATCAGCATTTCAAGATTCATTACAAATTCCAGGAATTCCAATCGGTCATATTACTCTATTAAGAGGTCACTCAGATACTGGTAAAACTACCGCATTATTGGAAGCAGCAGTTAACGCACAAAAGATGGGCATATTACCAGTATTCATTATCACAGAGATGAAATGGAGTTGGGAACATGCTAGAGAAATGGGGTTACAGTTCGAAGAAGTGGCAGACAAAGATGGAGTGGTTAGCGATTACAGTGGATTTTTTGTATACATAGATAGGGAAAAATTAAATTGTATTGAAGATGTAGCATCTTTTGTATTGGACATTTTAGACGAACAAAAGAAGGGTAATTTACCATACGATCTTTGTTTCTTTTGGGATTCGGTTGGATCAATTCCTTGTAAGATGTCTATCGAAAAATCAACAAATAATAATGAATGGAACGCAGGAGCAATGTCCCAACAATTTGGGAATTTCGTTAATCAAAAAATCGTAATGTCAAGAAAGGAAAGTCAACCTTATACTAACACGCTTGTTGCGATTAATAAAGTTTGGGTTGCAAAAGCAGAACATATTATGGGTAAACCAAAGATGAAGAACAAAGGTGGAGATACGATGTTCTTTGATTCTTCAATGATAATTACCTTTGGAAATGTAACAAATGCAGGAACTAATAAAATCAAAGCTAGTAAAAATGGCAAAGATGTTGAATTTGCAAAAAGAACGAAACTATCTTGTGATAAAAATCACATCACGGGTGTTACAGCCGCTGGTAAATTAATTATGACTGTGCACGGATTTATAGATGATAAACCTTCGGCATTAGAAAAATATAAGAAGCAGTATTCACATCAGTGGCTACAGGTATTGGGTTCATCGGATTTTGATATCATCGAAGAACAAGACGCAGACGCAAAAGATATTTTCGAAACATCAGAAAATGAATAAAATTGGAAGATAGATACAAACAAATGTTGGAGTCCCTTGGTGATACAAAAATAATAGAAAAGGAAACACCTTTAAAATTAAATGATAGAGTTTTAATCATAGATTCATTAAATGCTTTTATAAGATCATTTACTATCATTAATCATATAAATAAACATGGTCATCATATTGGAGGGCTTACAGGATACCTAAAATCTTTGGGTTACGCTATCAATCTAATTAGACCTACCAGAGTGATTTTAGTG